CGATATTTATTAGACCAAAGTACTTGTTCCTGTCCCCAGATCTCTTCAATACCTCGTTCAGTCGCTCTGATTAAATCTCGACTCATCTGTCGGACATCCAGCTTCTCTTGACTTAATTCTTGCCATACGTCTTCCCCGTTGAAATGTTTTTCTGCATATTCGTGAACTAAAGTGCCTCGATCTGTTGCTTCTTTGGAAACTCGACGGGCTTCTTCTTCTCCTACTCGCTCTATCCATTTTTGTAACCAAGTGTTGTCTGAAGTTTTTCCAAGTATAGTTGTGATTGATGGATAAGATCCATCAGGAGTATGATAAGTACGACCAGTAGGTAAAGTATCAGTATCTACCTCAGTTGTGTAATTGTACTTCCCTTTTAAAATCGTCCACGGTGTTGACAATGGGTTTTCCTTTCGCATTTAAACTTGTATTTATTAAGATGGGATACCCATACTGTCTAGTTTTTTCTAGGACTTTCCATAGATAAGCATTAGAAGAGCCAGTAACGGTTTGAAGACGAGCAGTATTATCTTGAGTTTTAAAATTACCACCAAAAATATCAGCAATGAATAACATTTCTTTAGAACTTTGATAAACCGTAAAGTAGTTTTTAGCTTCTTCAATTTGGCAAACAGGGGCATACGGTCTCCAAGAATCAGTATCTCTTTGTTTAATAATATTGAGTTTTTTAATATTAGCATCGGTCGGTACACAAAGCAAAGATCTATTTCCAAGAGCCCGTGGACCAAACTCTGCGCGTCCCTGTATTATTGGAACTATTTCACCCTTTAAAATGCGATCTGCACACTCATCAGCAGTAATATTATTTGTTGCTGAAATGCCTAAATAAGCATTTTCCCAAAGAGGTCGAGTAATTAGTGCTGCAGCTCCTAGAGCACAACCTGCATCACCAGCTGCTGGTTGAATTGCAATATGCTTAAATCCAGAGTTTTTTGAGAGATAGGTGTTAGCAACACAGTTTAAAGCTACACCACCAGCATAAGCTAGATTAGTAAGTCCTGTTTCTTTTTGAAGCCATGTAGCGAGTGCTAAAAGTATATTTTGAGTAACCTGCTGTACGGAAGCTGCGATATCCCAGTCCAGTACACCAGTGCCTACTCCGCGTTCAAGATTATGTAAGAATGTGTAGTCGCCGTCTGCATTATAGTCAACAATTTTTTGGTTTATCCAAGATGCCCATTTAGGTTTCCCATAAGAGGCAGCACTCATTACTTTACATTCATCGCTTAAAGGTACAAATCCCAACAAACGAGTAGCACTAGAATAAAATAAACCAATAGAGTTAGGATAACGAAACCTTTTGATCCATTCGATCTGTCCATCTTTATATACTCCTAATGAAGTCGAATAACGATTACCTACAGTATCTACAACCATGACTGCACACTCTGTCCAGTTAGTCATAAGAATTGAGCTCATAGCATGAGCCTCGTGATGATCTACTAAAACTGGTTGAGCATTGCTTATACGTTTTATATCAGATTTAAATTGTGAATATGTAGTCTCTTCATAAAAAGCTGCAAACTCCCAATCATCATATTGATCTCGTAACCAGCGAATAGTATGTTCTGGAAAGGATTTATCAAATTTTTTACGAGTAAACCGCTCTTCATGAGAAGCACCGGCAATCAAACCATTATTTAAAGATGCAGCTGCACTATCATGATGATAAGAGCTCACTCCTAAAACTTTCATTAAAATACCTTTTAGCTAATTTTTTATATTCTGACGAATTAATTGTATTATACTTCATTACTGAAACAAAGTCAACAAAAGTCCATCGGTCATTATCTACGGTGGGTTGTATTCTATGAGCCATAAAACAAGGAAAAGTTATTGTTTTTCCTGGCTTAGGGTAAATTGTTGCTATGATAGATGTTGGGGTAGGATAATCAAAATCCTCGTTGAGTTCACCACTAGGATTAAAGTCGCCAAGTTCAAGTGGTTTACCTTCTGTTAAATAAATAATCTGTGTCCAATAACGATTAGGTCGTGGGTTATCTAAACGCCTGTCTGTAAAAGAAAAGGAATCTGAGTGCCAATCATAAGTGTCTCCTGCCGATAATAATATTGCGGTTTTACCGTTAACTCTACAAATTCTTCTTTTTTGGTGCTGATCATCATAAAAAGAGTTAGCCTCTACGTGTTTCAATAGAGGCTTTACTGCTTTTTCTACAAGACTGTTGGTATTTATAAATATACAGTCTTGCCAATCGGAATGAACAAAATCATGAACAGATATCTACCCACTCCTTGATTTCATCCCATTTTTGTTCTTCTTCATCTAGATTTTGTTTACGAATAATAGTAGCAACCTTAGTAATAGTAGCTACAGGAATTGCATACTCAGACTTAATATCTTTTTTGAGTTCTGCAATAGATTCACGAATTGAATCGGCTTGAATCATCAAATCGACAATACGATTGATTTCTTTTTTGACTTCTGCTTTAAGTGCGTGTTCCATAGATTCCTCTATACTGTGGTGTTGGAAGAATAAACCTTAAAAGCTTCTCTCATCTTTTCTGGTTTACGGCGAACTAGACGTTGTTCTTGAAGAGTTCCCATTGCTTCATTGAACATCTTGAGTGACAGCTCAGATGACTGAGCTGTGTTTTTGATAAGTAGTTTCTGATGAATCATATTGAGTGCTGTAACTAAGTTAGCAGAACCAATGTCTCTAGATCCTTTGAAGTCACCTTCAAATCTTGGACGAACTAGTTCAAACATAACATTATCCCAAACTTCTCCCGACTCATCATCAAAAACTTCAACTGGCATACCAGATACAATTTTCCAAACTAGATCATTGATGTCTTCTTGTTTCATTTTAACCTCCGGCTACCCAGCTGCGCAACTACGTTGCTAGGTGAGCCAATCATCACGATATGGAGTAGCGTAAAACCACGCTAGAGCTGTAGACACACGCTTCGCGTGAATCTCAACATCTTGGCTCAACGCTGCAACAAACTCACGTTTGAACTGGAGCCAAGGGTTGCGAACGTTTTTGACAGGCTTCATCACAGCTATATCACGCTGGTTCCAATGTTCACAACGCCGTGCATAAGCTGGCTGATCGTTAAGTGAGCGTGTAGTTTCATCCAACTTCTGTTGGAGCATGTTGAATAACTCTTGAAAAGCTTCGCTTTTCTCTGATTCACTCATGTCAGCAATGCAAATGCGCCGTGCATTACGTAGCAAATCCCGATAAGCGTTGCGCGATGTCAGTTTAAAAAACATTTTAATACCTCTTATTATTAGCAAAGTTTGTGCCGAATGGCAAGATTAAAATTTTAACAGTTCAGATAAATCGTCGAACGATTTGTCTTTAGTCGGATCTGCAAGTAGTGGAATTCGCTGAGGAGCGTGAGAAATGTTTCCCTGCCTCCAAAAAGCTTTTGCGTCATACCAGACGTATTTCTCATATGAACGCCAAAGTGCGTTGATTCGATTCGCTGATTTGTCATACTCATCATAAAACGGATCTACAAGAGAGATTCGATTACGAGCCTCTTCCATCCATTTAACTGCACACCAAGGAGACCAACGTGCTGCATTTTCTGCTTCACGAAGTGTCCTGCGTACAGACCAGTCAGAGTATCCACCTAGATTAAAAGCTGGTTTTGCTTTAGCCATTGATTTTCCTTATAAAGTTATAAATTTTATGAGCAATTAATTTATTCATTTGTTTATTCATGTGATTAATATTATCTTCTGTTTCTTTGTTTTTTATCCCTGTAAGTGGTGGTAGTTCAAAATTATGAGCGTGTTTGAAATAGTATGTTCTTTCAAAACACCATAAGCAAATTGCTATTCCTTTATAGTTTGAAAGTATTTCCTTATCAAACCAGTATAAGTCTCTTTTCTGACGTTCAATACAGTAAGCCTTGTTATGAATATGCTGATAGAATTGATAAGCAGCTTCATATATAACATTCTTTTTACGATGAGTTATAGAAGATTCTGAATTTAAAGGATATTCAGGGTGATAAAGTCTGTTTGCTTCTGTCCAACAAAAGATAGTTATGTCAGAACGTGGATCAAAGGTTTGAATAGCGTGTTCATGAGCACTTCCTTCTTTTCCAGTTCCAAGCAGAGTAGCATCTAGTTTATTAGACAGTAGAGTGACCCAAGAGTATTGACTTGTATCAGCACAAAAAGAATCTCCACAAAAATTAACGGTTTTAACCATTAAGAATAAAATCTCCTAGTGATACAATTAAAAGAATAACAAGTGAGTATTGAACTGTGCGAAGTAGTATATAAGTTGCAATATCAGCCATTTACCGCCTTTTCTTGTAAATGGTTGAAGTGATCTACTATATCAACAATGTATCGAGCTGCAAAGAACTCACCATGAGTAAGTTTCATTTGTTTGTATTCTTGCATTGTATCGGGAGAGTGTTGTGAGAGGATTGCTTTTGCCTCTGCAAGTGATGGACGCTTGTGCATTGATTGTCCTTATTAATGTTAAGTTATAAATTATAATACTGAAAAAATCAGCTGTAAGCAACTATAAAGTGTTAATATAGCGCTCGCGTTCTAGATATCTAAGTATAAAAGCACGAACTGCATTAGTTTTAGGAGTAAAGTTAAAATAGTCTATAATTTGACAATACTCTTGTAAAAAAGTTTTATAATCATCACTGAACAGTTTAGCTATATCAATGTTAAAAACAGCAGAGTGTTCAATAGGTAGTACCTTTTTTGGGGCTTGTTTGTCTTTAAAAGGTCTTATAAAAGGTTTAGAAGAATATAAAAAGACATTACGCTTTTTTATACTAATAATTGTTTTTTCGTCTGGATGTTGAGAAAAGAAAACAAGTTTGTTTGTATATTTTTTAGCTGCGTGCTTAAACTTTTTAATATTATCACGGCTTAAATCATGCAACCCAAATGCAGTATGTGCCCAAGCATGAGATTCTACCTTTCCTAAAGTAGCATAGTTAAGCTCACTTCCAACATAGGCATCATGAGTTTCAGGAAAATCAAGGGGTGAAACATTAGAAGAATCTAAAGAAGCACACCAGTCTTTTTCCCAAGCACATTCAGGATGAGCGGATAAAACTCTTTGTACAGCATTACCACGATATAATTTATAATACCATATTGGAACAAAGTTATTAGGCAAGGCTCTTACTATATCTGCTCTAGAGGACATTCTCACACCTTAATTTATTACTTGACTTCATATAGTATTGTAGTAAAATAAAGACATGTACGCAACTGAAAAATACGTTCGCATGGAAGCGAAAGAGATGCAAAGTATGATTCGAGAACTCGCCAATGATCTTGGCGGCGATATTAACTATTTACACTCTGAGATTACTGATTTAAGAAATGAATTAAAACAACTAATCACTGAACTTGAGGCTATTAAGGAGAGATTAAATGCCGAATTATAAAGCGGTTATATTTACTAACTCAATACATGAACAATACATGACAGAGCAGCAACAGGCAATAAATAATGCAATCTCTTCACTAGCAACTGAACTAGTTGATTATACTGATCCTCGTTTTGCTTTATACTCTTCTAAAGAAAGAGTTCCGTGTGTAATGATATTT